CATGCGAGGAACAGTAGACGAAAGTGCAATCAACAGTATACTAAATTTTCAATCAAGTATAAGCGACATGGATTCAACCCTAGGTGCTGGAGTTAGAGATCTAGCGTCGGGCTTTACAGCAACTGAAGCGGCTCGTCGAGCAGAATTTGTAACAGGCGGCCGAGCTAGCAAAATTATGGCACAACTGCAAAGTGGCCAAATCAATGAATTACAAGCTAGAGAGCAGATTCAACAGGCTCTTAAAGATAACAGAGAGCAGTTAGTGTTTGCTGGTCGTGCGTTAGGAGATAACGCTAGTATCATTGGGAATACCGCAGGACTGTTTGATATCATAAATGCCGAAATGGGCAAAAATGGCGAGTTTATTAAGAAAGCCAATAAGACACAAGAAGGTCAAATTAAAGGAGCCGACGGCTTAACAGATTCAGCAGTTGCTACACAACAAGCACTAGAAAGAGCTCAGATTAATTTACAAACTCTATTTTTTACAGCAATGCCATCAGCAGTAAGTGTAGTTGAGCAATTTACTGGTGCTATGAACAAAGGTATTATATCAATAACATCAATGTTTAATCCAGAACTTGCTAAAAAAATGAATGAAAAATATTTTGAAATGACCGGCGAAGCTGTTGATATAGGTGATAAAGCACTAGACGATTTAGATAAGAGATTAGCGGGCCAAAGAATGGGCGGAGTAGAACAAGTTTCATCTGAAGAATTAATAACGGCGTTAAAGGGAATGGGCATCGATACTCTCAAAGAAGGGCATGCACAAGACTTTGCCAAACAGTACGGTCTTAAAGCTACTAAAGAAGCATACACTGGCGACAGAAGCCGAACTGTTGCAGACACTTTTGGTAACTTTGAAGGAAGACGGTTTGACGGCGGCATAGACATATCAGTGCAAGACATGATTAATAAAGAAGCTGGATATGCTAAAGGTGGTATTGCCACAGGCCCTAAAACAGGATATAAGGCAATGCTACACGGTACAGAAGCAATAGTACCATTAGAAGGAAGTTCGGGTATACCGGTAGACATGCAAGGGCAGTCTAATGCAATGGACGAGCAAGTAGGTTTATTAAAAGAACAAGTAAGCAAAATGGATCAAATGATAGCAGTACTAACACAAAACAATTCAATCAGCAATAAAATCTTAACAGCAAGTTATACATAATTGGTTAAATTACAATTGACTAGTTGACTGTAATTTGCTAGTATGGTAGTATAACGATAAATATACGCTAAGACAAACGAGATTACCAATGGCATCATACAAAAAACATTTTAGTGCAAAAACAGACGGATCACTTAGCCCAATCAGTGGAATAAACACAGACTCTAATAGAGGCGGTGCGTATAGCGGCGGAGATGACTTTGCATTTAGGAATTATCAATCTAGACTTCCGGAAGTATATTCAGGCCATCCAAACCGTGTTGAAAGATATAATCAATACGAAGCAATGGACATGGATTCAGAAATTAATGCTTGCTTAGACATTATTGCAGAATTTTCAACACAAGCTAACGAAGAAAACAGCACAGCATTTGACATCCAGTTTAACGATAATCCAACAGACAACGAAATTGCGATCATTAAGAAACAATTACAGCAGTGGACTAAACTAAACCAATTTGATCAACGTGCATTTAAAATGTTCCGTAATACTATTAAGTATGGCGACCAAGTGTTTATACGAGACCCAGAAACATTTGAACTCTATTGGGTTGATATGTCTAAAGTGTCAAGAGTTATTGTTAATGAAAGCGAAGGTAAAAAACCCGAGCAGTATATAGTTAGAGACGTTAATCCTAATTTTGAAAACTTAACAGTGGCTGCCAAAACAACGCAAGACGTAGCAACTAACCCACCAAGTGCAGGAGCAGGATATTCGGCACCAAACAATTATTCAGCACCTAATGCAACAGGCGGTGCTGGCGGAAGATTCCAAACAGCACAAAATGAATTATGTATTGATTCTGAACACGTTGTGCATTTAAGCCTCAGTGAAGGACTAGACAGTGCATGGCCGTTTGGTACAAGTATATTGGAAAACGTATACAAGGTATTCAAACAGAAAGAACTACTAGAAGATGCTTTATTAATATACCGTGTGCAACGTGCTCCGGAACGTAGAGTGTTTAAAATTGACGTAGGTAATATGCCTAGTCATATGGCAATGGCCTTTGTAGAACGTATTAAAAATGAAGTACATCAACGACGTATACCTACAGCAGGTGGCGGCGCAGGCACAATGGATGCAACATATAATCCATTATCAATCAATGAAGATTACTTCTTCCCAACAACAGCAGATGGTCGAGGATCATCAGTTGAAGTATTACCAGGTGGGCAAAACCTAGGTGAGATTGATGACTTAAAATACTTTAACAATAAACTATCACGTGGTCTACGAGTACCAAGTTCATACTTGCCAAGCGGACCAGAAGACTCTGCACAAGCAATGAATGATGGTAGAGTTGGTACAGCACTTATACAAGAGTATAGGTTTAATCAATACTGTATGCGTTTACAAAACCAAATTGGACAGAAGTTAGATGATGAATTTAAAATGTTTATGCGTTGGAGAGGCTTTAATATTGACTCAAGCATATTCACTATTAAATTTAACCCACCTCAAAACTTTGCGTCATACAGACAAGCAGAGCTAGATGCACAACGAGTTAATGTGTTTGGGCAAATGGAACCATTACCCTATATGAGTAAACGTTTTATGATGCAACGGTTCTTAGGACTCAGCGAAGAAGAGCTATTAGAAAACGAAAAACTATGGGCAGAAGAACGTAACGAAAATGACAGCCCAGCAGTCAGTGGCAGTGATATGAGATCGGTAGGCATTAGCCCAGGTGCAATTGAAGGAGACCTAGACACAGGTGCTGAATTAGAAGCAGATCTAGCCGAACCAGATATTACTGAACCAGACCTAGGCGGTGCACCTGGTGCAGAAACGCCCCCGGGAACATAAATAATACTATGACACTAAACGAAATGTATGATAGAGCAGAACCAGGTTACCAAGATGTTGAAGACGACAATGGTAGGATTAAACTTGGCGATTTACGTAAAACTAAATTGACTCTCAAGCAACTAACTAAGCTGAGACAAATGAATGACATTCGAGCATATGAACAAGCAGAAAAGCTAGTTAAAGTAAGAAAACAGTACGCACCAGCTCCAGAAGCACCAAGCTTCTAAAAAATACCTAAAAATGGCCAGTTTTGGCCGAAAAACTCCACTATAATTCTCTTAACTATTAAATAGTATACTAGCCTTAGTACTATAGTATTACACATATATGGAGAAATTTTACAATGCAAAATAAATTCGAACAGCTAATCGAATACATCATTAATGATGAAGAAGATAAAGCTAAAGACTTATTCCACGATGTAGTAGTGGAAAAATCACGTGAAATCTACGAAAACCTAATGCAAGAAGACGAAACAGTTGAAGAAGCTGTTGAAGAAGTTGCAGAAGAAACTGTAGAAGAATCAACAGATGAAGAAACAGTTGAAGAATCTTTTGAAGATGACACAACTGAAATTGGTGGCGATGCCGCTGATGACCTTATTGGCGAAATTGAAGCTGACGAAGAAGGTATTGCTTTAGAAGACGAAGAAACAGACGAAGAAGCAGAAGAAGAATTAGAAGACCGTGTAGTTGATCTTGAAGACAAACTAGACGAGCTTATGGCAGAATTTGAAGGCTTAATGGCTGACGAAGAAGCACCTGAAGCAGAAGAAGGCGACATGGAAATGGAACCAGAAGCTGAAGAAGAAGCTGAATCAGAAGAAGAAGCTGAAGAAGAAATGGAAATGCCAATGGAAACCACAGAAGAAGCTATTGAAGAAGCAGTATCTTTAACAGCAGTTAAAGCAGATACAGCTGATCACACAGACTCTACAGCTAAATCACCAGTACCAGCTAACGGTGGCTCTAAAGAAAAATTAGCAGATGCACACCCAGCTAAAGTTGAACAAGAAAAAGGTGCTTCAACACCAAAATCACAAGATATGGGCGGAACTACTGCACCAGATCTTAAGAAAGTTTAATCGGGATTAACTAAAGAATGACAACACATTTAAGAGAACATCTAAATTTTGCGGCGGCTAACATAGTCACGGAAAGTTCACAAGATGGCAAGGACCTTTTTATGAAAGGTATTTGTATCCAGGGTGGTGTCAAAAATGCTAATGAACGTGTATATCCAGTTGACGAAATTGAGAATGCTGTAAAAAGCCTCAATGAACAAGTCAAAGGTGGGTATTCAGTTCTTGGCGAAGTTGATCACCCAGATGATTTAAAAATTAACCTAGACCGCGTGAGCCATATGATCACAGAAATGTGGATGGATGGACCAAACGGTCACGGTAAATTAAAAATATTACCGACACCAATGGGTCAGCTAGTTAAAACTATGCTTGAGTCAGGTGTCAAATTAGGAGTTTCTAGTCGAGGAAGTGGTAACGTTTCCGAAGGCTCAGGACACGTCAGTGACTTTGAAATTATCACTGTCGACATAGTATCTCAACCAAGTGCCCCGAACGCTTATCCAACAGCGATTTATGAAGGACTTATGAACATGAAACATGGACATAGGGTGTTGGAAATGGCCAAGGAAGCGGGTGGAGATTCGAAACTACAGAGATATTTGAAAAGCGAAGTAATAAAGCTAATCAAAGATCTCAAGATTTAGGAGAATCGCATGCTAGACGTAATTAAACCATTGCTAGATAGCGATCTGATCAACGAAGAAACTAGAATAGAAATCCAAGAAGCATGGACATCTAAACTAGAAGAAACTCGCGATCAGGTTCGTGCAGAGCTCCGTGAGGAATTTGCACAACGTTATGAACATGATAAAAGTAATATGGTTGAAGCGATCGATCGCATGGTAACAGAAGGTCTAACTACAGAGCTACAAGAAGTGAAAGCTGAAAAAGCTCAGTTAGCAGAAGACCGTGTTAAGTTTAACTCATCAATGAAAGAAAACGCTAACAAATTTAATGACTTTATGGTTACTAAATTAGCGGAAGAAATCAAAGATCTTAGACAAGACAGACAACAACAAAGTGCCACAGTTACAAAATTAGAAGCATTTGTTGTCGAAGCATTAGCAAAAGAAATCAAAGAATTTGCACAAGACAAACAGGACGTTGTAGAGACTAAAGTTAAACTTGTTGCAGAAGCTCGTACGAAACTAGAAGAACTTAAAACTAAGTTTGTAACAGAATCAAGCGAGAAAATGACTAATGCAGTTGCCAAGCACTTGAAAGCAGAACTTTCTCAGTTGCAAGAAGACATCAAAGTTGCTCGTGAGAACAGCTTTGGACGTAAGATATTTGAATCATTTGCAAGTGAATTTGCCGGTACTCATTTAAATGAGAACGCAGAAATTCGTAAGTTAATGTCATCTATCGAAGAAAAGAATCAGCAACTAGAAGAAGCAACCAATGCACTCAACGAAACAAAAATGTTGGTTGAGAGCAAAGAACAAGACATTCGCATTATTAAAGAGTCTAATGAGCGTACAGCAAAATTAGACGAGCTATTAAGTCCGTTAAACGATGAAAAAGCAGAAGTTATGCGAAATTTATTAGAAAGTGTACAGACTAAGAAATTAGATGCCACTTTTAACAAGTATCTCCCAGCGGTGCTTAACGAGAATGTAGTGAAGTCTAAAACAACACTTACAGAATCTGTTAAGGAAGTTACTGGGGATAAATCCAAGCCAGTCGAAGTTAAAGAAGAAGATAGTAATATCATTTCTTTAAGAAAACTAGCTGGACTATAAGTACCGACATTAGGAGAAAATTATGTCAAACGAACTACTTGAAAGCCGTTGGGGTGAGACCAAAGAAGCATTACTAGAAGGTCTACAGGGCTCTAAACGCAACTCAATGGGTGTTATCTTAGAAAACACCAAAAAGCACTTGGCTGAAGCATCAGTCGCAGGCACTACAACAGCTGGTAACGTAGCTACACTTAACCGTGTAATCCTACCTGTAATCAGACGTGTAATGCCAACAGTTATTGCTAACGAATTGGTTGGTGTACAACCAATGACTGGTCCAGTTGGACAAATCCACACATTACGTGTACGTTACGCAGAAACAAACAATGCAACAGGTACAGCAAACGATGTAGTAGCTGGCGATGAAGCATTAAGCCCATTCAAAATTGCTACTGCATATTCAGGTGACGGCACTGCCGGACTTGCTGATGCAACAGCGGCTAAAGAAGGTACAGGTGGTCGTAAGATTTCAGTACAAATTCTTAAACAAGCTGTTGAAGCAAAAACACGTAAATTGCAAGCACGTTGGACGTTTGAAGCGGCTCAAGATGCTCAAGCAATGCACGGTATCGATGTTGAAGCTGAAATTATGGCGGCACTAGCACAAGAAATTACTGCTGAAATCGACCAAGAAGTTCTAAGTTCACTTAGAGCATTAGCGGCTACAGAAGAAGCATATAACCAATCTACAGTATCTGGTACAGCTACATTCGTTGGTGACGAGCATGCGGCACTAGCAGTTCTTATTAACAGAACAGCTAACAAAATCGCACAACGTACAAGACGTGGTGCTGGTAACTGGGCTGTTGTATCTCCAGCGGCATTAACAGTACTACAATCTGCAACTACTTCAGCTTTTGCTCGTAGTACAGAAGGTAC